GGGTAGTTGGTGTTAATCCACATCACCTGCGGGTACGAGGACGTTACGGTCTTGACCGCAATGCCGTCATACTGCTGCTGGTTGATGATTTTGATGCCGTACGAGATGCCCGAGGACGGGTCAATAAAATAGGTGCTGTCGTCCATCTGAATAGGACGGTTGCCTACAAAGTCACCCGTGGGGCCAAGCGTACGGCTGAGTGAGCCAGCAGGCCAAGTAAACACCTGCTCCTGCGTGGTGAAGATGGACAGGCGTTCCGTAGACCACGAGTCAATCATCTGCTGCATGGCAACAAGCGCATCCGCGCCGGTAGCGGCAGACGGCGTCTCACCTTCGGCAAGCATCCCCAGCAGGCGCAGAGAGCCGTTGATGATGTCGCTAGCAGTGACTGCGGCAGGACTGCCGGAAAGTACGATGGGCATTACTGTTTCTCCATGCGCTTAAGCCACGCCGCAAACATTTCGTCTTGCAAATGCAGCTGCCATTCGGCTTCCGACATCTGACCGGACAAATAGCACTGTAGGAGCAGGTTGTACATTACTGTGCTTTCCCGTCTTCGTGTTTGTCAGCATTACGCAGCGCCGTCACCAAAGATTCTACTTCGCGCATGGGCCTTGCCAAAAGGTAATCGTGCAAAGCGCGTAACAGTGATTCAGGCACTAGGTATTGCGGTTCCACGTTAGGCTCCAATCAGGTGATGAGCGCCAGACGTACCGGAATGCAATCGCTCAACCAAGCCTTTGACGTACTGCGCCAACTGCGTGGTTGTTACGGTAGCGGTGTCAAACGAAGCAGTGTTGGTAGTGCCTGTGGGCAAACCAAAACCCGGCTGCAACGACCGAATGTAGGAATAACTACCAACGCCTGTGCTAACTGCAAGAGGCGAACTTACAACTGTCACTTGGCTTGCATTAACTTGCAGTTTGCTGCTGCCACCAATAACAAAAGTCATTCCAGACAACGCTGACGAATACGAAATGTAGTCGCCATTAAACGAAGTAGTACGCCAATCTGCTGCCAAGTTGCCAGAAGCCGTAGCCGCATTGTTTAGGTAAATGCGGTCATTGCCCTTAAGCGAAATAGCCGCTTTGTTTGTGCCAAAGTCCAACGAGGACATAGCCAAATCAAGGCCGGTGACCCATTTACCAGTACCAGAAATCAAAGCATCGCAAGTGGCGCTACCGCTGTTTTGCGCTCGGTAACCCATCCACACCGCGCTTTTTGCACCCGTAGCGTTTGTACGATAAAAATTATTTACAATGCCAACAGCTGCTGCATCATATCCGTTGTCAGTCAAATAAGTTTCGTAAGGGTTTAGGTATACACCATCTGCGCCTGCCGTCATGTCTCCAGCAAACAACCCGGCGGCCGGATTGGCTAAAAAGTTAGTGCTTCCGGCTTTAGTGCCTGTTACAAACCCCGTGGCGTTATAGGCAATCATGTCGCCTTGCCCAAAATTTGCTACCGCTGTGCGGTACGCAACTGCCGCAGTGCGCCCCGTATTGCCGGAGGTGCTTTGGTTCCAGCCACTTTCGTTGTAAACGTAAGTGAAGTGCGGATACGCTTCAGGGGTGTAAACGTAGCCCGTTGTTGGTTGACCCAGAGTTGCCGCCCCGGTAATTCGATGTTCAACAGGAAACTGGCACTTTGCCAAGTCGCCGTTAAACGCAGTGCTAATGCTGGTGTAGGTTCCTAGCGAAGATGGCGCAGCCTTAATGGCTGCAAAGAACTTGCCGCGTTTGTTTCCGGCAGAGTCTTTAATCTGCCCGTAGCCATTGTAAGGGCCGTCTAGGTCGGTTGCGGCGACAGTAGTGCAGTTGTACACGCCAGCGGGAACGGTAACCAAAGTGGCAGCAGCGTCAGCAGCAAGCACAGTGGCGCTGTTGTTGGTAGTGCCGTTGCCGTTGATAACGCCGTAGTCACCAAGGCCGTTAACGCCAGCATCCGCCTGGTCAAACAACGACACGTCCGAAAACTGCTCCTGAGCAAACCCAGTAGCCATCACGGACAGCGTGTAGCGACCGTTGTCGGCGTAGAAGTAAAACTGCCCGTCGCTGTCAGTCGTGACCTGACTGCTGGGGATGACGGTCAGACCGTTGTCGCTGTAGATGGTTGCAGGCGTCAGCGTACCGTACAGGTACACGGTAACCGTCGCGCTGGCTATCGCGTTGCCGTGTACATCTTGAATGGCGTTTTGGTACTTTTGCATAGCAAACCCTACGGCGCTATGGCACAAGTGCCAGCAAAAAAGGCTGACAACCGCACGTTAGTCCGCACAGCAGAAGAAAACAATTGGATAGCCAACACGTTGCTGTTGTCAACGCAGTCTAGCGTTAACGCGCCGCCACCAGACAGGTTAAATCGGTTGGTGCGCGTAAACGTAGTTCCTGCGGTTACTTGGTCAAGCCGAGATACGCGGTCAGTAGCAACGTCACATATAACGTGCGTGGTAACGTCGGTGTACAAGCGGTTGTTGAGCCAAGTAAAGGTGTTTAGCAACGTAGTGCTTGCCGCTCCTACAGATTGCTCAATCCACTCAAAAATAGGGTCAATTACCAACAGCGGACGGCCAGATGGAGTTACAGCAGCGGTGCATTGCACAAACTTGTGGTTGGTGCAAACGCCGCCACTGTCAGTCTGAATGCCGATGGCGCAGTTGCTGGAGGTGTTGTTGTCGATGGACGACACGCCGTTGGTCAGGTAGAAGCCGCTAGCGCAGTCGTTTACCACGTTGTCTACAATACGCACGGCATCGTCGGTGCTGGCGCCAGAAACAATGCCTTTGTCAAACGAAGTAACGACGTTAGATTCAACCACTACACGCTTGCTTGGCACTTCGGGCGTGGCATCGTTAATCAGCCAAATGCCGTACTTGCCAGCTTCACGGTTTGTGCCGGACTTGACTAGAACATTGTTTGCAATGGTAATGTTTAGCGGCATCTTGTAAATGCCGCCAATGTTGTTGTCTTGCAGCGTAATGCCGTTGCCGTTGACTTCAAACGTGTTGCTAGACAGCACGCCGTTGATGCAGTTTTCCTCAACGTGCAGCGCGTCAGTAATGGCTCCGTAAAAGTTGTTGCCAATTACGCGGAAGTTGGTGCAAGACGCAAACGAGCAATGCAGAGCGGTAAGCGAGGCCGACGTTCCCAGCGAATCGCGGAACGTGTTGCCCTGCACAAGCAAATCATCCATTACGCCGGACGGGCTGTTGAACTGGCACGGGTCATCGTAGTTGCTGTAAAAGTCGTTGTTCAAAACGCTGATACGGCGCTGCGTGCTGGTGCTGACATTGGTTTTAAGAAAGCCGTACCGGAACCGCGTGACGTTGCAGTTTTGGATGCGTACATCCGTCTGCGTGCCAGTAGTGGAGAAGTTGATTAGGTACGAGTCGTGCGAAATGGTTGCGCCACTGTTAGTCGTGCCGCCATCAAACGTGCAGGACTCAAGCGTAAGGTTGGTGACGTTTCCCTGAAAGAATGCAGCAGAGCCGCCAACAGGGCTAGACAAAGAAACTTTTACGCCACGCACGGTCAGCGGGTTAGAAACGGAAATCAGGTTGCGGTAAGCCGTGCTGCTTGGGACAAACACAATTTCCGTGCTGTCCGCGCCATCGCCTTCTAGCGTCATGTTGGCAGTAGGGACAAGACCGGTAGTGCCGGTAAACTCAATGCGGTAGGTGCCAGCAGGAACGCGCAAACGCTTGCCGGCAGAAGCGGCAAATGCGTTAGAAAATGCGGTGTAGTTGTTGGTAGTGCCATCGCCAACCGCGCCGTAGTCCTCAACGCTAGTGATGCCGGCATCAGCAGGGTCAAACAACAGCACGTCATACGTCGTCTGAGACGCAAGACCTGCGGCGACTACCTGTACGTTGTACCGCCCGTTGGCGGCGTAGAAGGCAAACTCGCCCTCGGCGTCAGACAGCAACGCGCCTGGGGCAATAACTGTGACGCCGTTGTCGGAATAGATGGTGGCAAGGGTTGCCGTACCAAAAATGTAGACCGCGATGGAAGCACCAGCGACCGCATTGCCTTTGAGGTCTTGAATGGAGTTCTGGTACTTCTGCACGGTTAGCCCTCGGCGGTCTTGGGGGGTCTTCCTCGACGGCGAGCGGCAAGCTCATTCACAACCGGAGCCGCCACGGTGGGCGTGTCGGGATTGTACCGCGACCAGCCGTTGTTTTCATCCTCCACAGCCTCGACCTCGCTGATAGCGACCTTGGTGCCGTGGACGGGGTGGGATAGGTAAATAACCATGGGTAAGGGTCAGGGGGCCGAAGCCCCCTTTCCCAGTGCCGTTACACGCGATACAGCGTGTAGGCGGCGTCGCCCGTCTTGCGGGCAAGGTAACGACCCGAGGTCGAAATGGCGACCGTGGCGGAGCCAACAATCGTCCAGCCCGTACCGGCAGTTACCGTGATGGCGCCCGAAGCCGAGCCGAGGTTGATGAACACAATCTCGAACGAGCTGTTGACCTTGGCGTTCGTGAGAAGCGCATCGGTCAGGGCAGCGGTCGGCAGGGTGATAGCCACCGCCGAAGCGTTCGTGGAAGTGTACAACCCGCCGGTCAGTTCAGCCGCCGTGAGGGTGACCGAGGTAGCCGTGGTAGCGCCAGGCGCAACCTGCACGCCAAGGGTAATTTCATTCTGGTTACCGTCCGTGTACTGGTAACCACCACCAACTGAGGCAAGAGGCATGATAAATCTCCTAAACTTGCTAATTTCTGTATAAATGGGTAACCCCGGCTGTTACACCGGGGTCACAAGGCTTTTAGCCCCACATCCGCGCAGCACCCTGCGGACGGATAACCGAGTAGCCGTACAGCACGTCGATACGGCAGGGCATACGGTCGTTGTTGATGTCGTACTG